CAGATCCAAACAGAAAAACTTTTTACTATGGATGAGACTATGGCATCAGAGGGAGGTAAATCAGTAGAGTCTACTGTAAAAATTACTCGCACAGAATTTGAAGACGGTTCTTCAGAAGAAATTCGTATCGAACAAGTTGAAGGAGGGTTTATTAAAACTGTCTGTAAAAAACATAAAGATAAAGAAGGCTGCTGGCAATGGAACGAAGATAAGTCTGTACACACAGAAGATCCAACTATGGATAAATCTACAGACGGAATTTTAGCTCGATTAGAAGCAGCATTAAAAGGATAAGAAATGTACGCAGGGCAAGTTATTTCATACAGAGCAATCCTTGATAAAGTTATCAGGGATTTTGGCTTTAATTACGATCTTACTGCTGAAGAAGGAGTAGAGTGGTTGGCAGAGTTCATGGCTCATACTAATGTAGGAGTAGTAATGAATGAAAGTATTGCCTATGTAGAAGCCTGTGATGGTAGAGCAGATTTACCATTTGATTTATATAAAATAGGTCAAGTAGCTTTTGTTGAAGGAGTTAAAACTCCAGAAGAAGCTGCATGCGGTCATGGTAGAATGTATCCAATGAGATGGAAGACTGATTACTTCCATAAAAGATATCATTTAGATAACAGAGATTATACTTCACAATCTAGAGATACTTATACAGTTGGACAAGGATACATTTTTCCTAGTTTTAATAAAGGCATCATGGCTATAAGCTACTCAGCTATACCAACCGATGAGTCAGGCTATCCTACTATTCCTGCTGAACAGCAATGGATGGAAGGTGCTTCACATTTTATTGCACATAAAATTGCAAGAAAGCTTTGGATTAGAAATGAGTTACAAGGAGATAAATATCAAATTATCGAAAGAGATAGAGATTGGTATTTTGCTCAAGCAGTAAACCATGCTAAACAATGGAACGGAGTAGACGAAGCAGAATCAGTGAAGAACTCTGTAGTAAGAACAATTCCTGATTTACAAGCACATGCAAGTTTCTTTGCTAATATGCAGCTTCCTGAACAACGTAAATTTAGACCTAAAGCAGGCGTAGGTTTAGTATCTACTATTAATACAATTAGTTCTTTAACACAAGGACCTAACCCAGCAACTACATAATCATGGAAGTAGCACCTAATAATTACGGAGGATTAAACGCAGATACCGCATACGATAGTATTCAGAATACTTTCTATATCGACGCAGTAGATGTAAGAATTACTACAACAGATGGTGAATCAATGGGAGCCTTTACTAACATTAAAGGTAATACCCAAGCTTTTACTGTTCCTCAAACAGGTGCAACAGGTTTAGCAGAAATTATCGGAGTTACTACTATTAGAAATAGAATAATCATTTTTGTAGCAGATGACGGAGGTAATAATGGTTGGATATACGATGTTCAATATGATCCTGCTACAAGAGATATATTACCAGGTTTTCCTAGTTTAATTTACAGCGATGCTAATTTAAATTTCAAAAAAGAGTTTCCTATAGAAGCATTAGGAAAATTTGAATTAGCTAACATCCAAAGAATTTATTGGGTAGATTATAATAATTACATCAGAACAATAAATATCGAAGATCCTAACTTATCTACTACTCCAGTAGATAGTATTGATATATATCCAAATGTTACATACACACAGCCGCTTACAACAAACGTTGGATCAGGAGGAAGTTTACAAACAGGAGTATATCAGCTAGCATATAGATTGATCACAGCAGATGGTAAAGAAACTTTAATATCTCCTGCAGGAAATCTATGTCCTATATTTACAAAAGACGGATTATCTTCTTTTCAATCAGGACAAGTACTTGGAGATATTACAAATGTAAACTCTGGTAAATCAATACAAGTTAGCATTGATACATCAGGTTACTTTGGATTCTTTGATCAAATAGAATTAATTTCTGTTTACACTGCTAGCTATGAAGTTGTTCCAATAATCAAAGCTGTAGAAAAACAAAACGTAGTTAACGGTAATGTATTATTTACATATACAGGAACAGAAACTAGTAGCTATAGCTTAGAGTTATTAGACTATACAAAGAAAAATTATCCATTTAAGACAGCTAAAACATTAACTCAAAAAGATAGTTCTTTAGTTATAGCAAACTTAAAAGGATCCACTTTTGATATTCAAGATTTATTATCACCAGGAGAAACTTTTGATAGTAAAACAAGAAGATATAGAAACATAGGAGGTACTATAACTCCTCCATTTACGCCAGGTACTCTAGCAAATGATTTAAACAATGCATTCAACCAAGAGTTTAATCAAGATGCGCACTGGTCAAAAGACTGGCATGCTAATAAGCAATATAAATATCAATCAGACGGAGTTACTTTAGGAGGAGAGGGAGATAATATTTCTTATAAATTTCATCTAGAAGAATTTGAATTAGATGGAGATACTCAACCAGGTTATGCTAACATAGCAAACTTTGTTAATGATATACATAATCTAAATGATGGTGCAGGAGATTATCCTATTCCTTATAGAACATTCCCTAACTTTGCTTCTCCATTAATCTCGGGATTATTAAAAGGATACAAGCGAGGAGAAACTTATCGTTTTGGTGTAGTATTCTTTAATAAAAAGGGAGAAGGATCTTTTGTAAACTATATAGGAGATATTAAGTTTCCTGATATCTCAGAAGAAGATGCTACTGTAAATAATTCTGGTAGTAAGTTTTGGCCAGTATCTTTAAGCAATTCTGCAACATCAAACAATGGATACGCAATGGGTATTCAGTTTGCTATTGATTTATCTACTTGTCCATCTTTAACTTCAGAGATTGTAGGATATCAAATAGTAAGATTAGAAAGATCCGAAGGAGATAAGCACAGATTAGCTCAAGGGATGATGAAAAACTTTTACACTACTCCTATTGCTGCTCCTAGTCTTTCATTTGATTTACAAATTAGCGGTAGTCAAAATATTTTACATTTATATCCATATTATCCAGATGAAACAAGTCCTGGAACATTTAATCTAAGGCCTAATGCATCTTTTGGAACATTACAAGATCAAGCATTAACACCTAGCCCGTATACATCTAGGTATTTAGATTATACTATTAAAGGACAATATTTAGGATTCTACTCTCCAGAAATATCTTACAACTGGCAAAATAGTAGAACATTAGGTTCTAGTTTAGCACAAAATCCTTCTTTATTAATTACAGGAAGTTATAACTATAGCGGTTATACAGCAACAGGTCCTACAGATTTTACTGCACAGAATTTAGGAAAAGACTGCTACGATTCTAGAATGAAAAGTAGAGCGACTCTTCCTGTAAGTTTTAATAGTATTCATAATATTAAACAATGGGATAATGTTCAATATATGAACATGGTAGATACTGTTAGATATACAGATGCTGTCACTACTCTTATATCTGGGTACTACATGCGTAATTATTGGTGTATAGACGATTACCCTAGTGCTGGATCTAGTTTAGCATTAAACCCTAATGATCCACAAGCAGGTACTATTACTAATTCAGATATTCCTGAAATTTCTAAAGCAGGAAGTAGTTTAGTAGGTAAAGTAAAAAGATACACAGTTAACCCATTAACAAATGCTCCTTTACCAGCCAATTCTATTGCAAACGAAGATTGGTATGTAAGTCCTTATAACACTTCAGATGCTAATGGTAATCCTTATATATATCCTAAAACTATAGCAGGAGCTTCTGATATAGCTAATGCATATATTAGATTACCTATAATAGATTTGCTTCTTCCTAAGACAGAAGTTTACGGAGGATGTACTCAAGGAGCTTTAGAAGCAAATGTATTTATTCCTGCTTCTCCTCATATTAAAATTAGTAACTTAAATCCAATAGTTTTTGGCGGAGATATTTTTATAAATATGTTCACCTTACAAACTTCTTCTTTTGAATTTACTCCAGACTTTTTTGGTAATAATAAATACAGAAGGACGATAGTTAGAACAGAATTATTTCCAACAGAAAGCTGCATAAATATTAATCTAGATGCTGGTGCTACTTTGCGTACAGGTAATCCTAATGTTACTTATACTTATGACTCTCTTGCATCAACATATTTTAGACAAGAGACAGCTAATGATACTGCTAGTACATTTGCCTACAGTCCTAATGTTTATTTATACAATTCTGTATACTCTACAGAAAATGATGATGTAACTTATTTTATTAAGCCAGAAGGTTTAGCATTTGAAATAGGCGGTAACGATGTTAGAGCTTACTTATCAAATGTAAAAATCAATGGAGAAAACATAGACTCTTGGACAAAGTTTGGGGCTAATAATTTCTACGATGTAGATGATTACGGACCCATAAACAGAATTCTAAATTGGCAAGATACAGTTTTCTTTTTTCAAGATAAAGGTATTGGTAGATACGCTATTAACCGTGCTGCTATTACTACTACTGCTGACGGAGTTCCTACTTCATTAGGTACAGGATTAGGATTTGGAAAACATGACTATCTTACTAAAGAAAGTGGTTCTATTCACCAATGGGGAATAAAAGCTACAGAAGATGGTATTTATTACTTTGATGCTTTATTAAGAAAACTATTTAAGATAGGATCTGTAGCTCAAGGAACTACTTCTAGATTAGGAAATAATCCTTTATCAGAATTAAAAGGAATACATAGTTTACTACAAGCTCTTCCTGATAAGATATTCTTAAGAAAAGAAAACACAGGAGATAACCCTATACTTAACAAAGGAGTAGTAATAGGTAAAGACTTGATCAATGATGAGGTTCTTTTTACATTCAAGAGTATAAGAGATTTTAGAGAGTTTACTGAGTATACTGATTACTTTGTAGGAGATCTTATAATTCTACCAGATTATCCTACATCAGGAAATGTGTATTATGTAGAAGAAGACTTTCAAACTTTAGGATTCACGCCTTTCCCTGAGTATCTTGCTAATGAGTTACTAATGTTTAGTAAATCAAGATTAGCAACTTACGAGGATATTGTAGAAAAGCTTACATTAGTATATGACGAGTTAATGCAACAGTTTTCTTCTAAGTATACAGCTGCTCCAGGAATTTATTTAGAAAACAATGATATTTTATTGAGCCCTAATCCAGCAAGTCCGTCTGAGATATATACTCACAATAAAGGCAACTGGGGAGAGATTTATGGAGATATCAAAGAAACCAGTTTGTCTTTAGTGATTAATCCTAACGGAGATATAAACAAGGTCCTTAGAACTATAGAATTTAATAGCATAGTACGTGATGATAATAAAGTAATAGATAGAACACAAACTATTACAGCATTTAGAATACAGACTCAATATCAGGATACAGGAAAGACTCCTTATAGTGCTGACAGAATTAAACGTAAATTTGATAAATGGAGAGTTAAAATTCCTAGAGATCAACTAAGCTTAAACCAACAAGCTAGATTGCGTAGCACGTATTTTATTTTAACTTTGTATTACGACAACACTTATAACAAAGAGTTGATAATGAATAAAATATTGTCTTACTACGATTATCAGATATTCTAATGGCTACTAAACCCCCTAATGGAATTTACACATTCTCTGGAAGACCAGGATCTACTTACAAGTACGAGAATAACCAATGGTATATTTCTAACTCAGGTACAAAGAATCAATATGTAACTATGCAGGATCCTACAGGGAATCGTGCTAAAACATTAGAGGCTGGTCTACAATCAGGTAAAACAAAATTTAGTCAAATACTCCCTACAAAAACCAGCTACAATCCGCTTACTATTTCTACTCCTGTTAGCACAACACAGGTAGTCCAAAATACTAATCTACCTAAAGATATACAAGAAGTTGCTGCACAAAAAAAGCTTAATGAAGAAGCTTATACTAAATCTCGAAATAATAGTCCAAAAGTTCTTTATGGAGTAATGAAAGCAAAAGGAGGCGGTATGCAGACTGTAAAATCTAAGGATGGTACTGTTACAAATAAGTTTACAAATGCAGCAGGAAACACT